ATTTAGGATTATTACCATGTCTAACTCGATTTTAACAATCGACATGATCACGCGCAAAGCGCTTGAGATTCTCGAAAACAACCTTGTTCTTACCCGTAACGTGAACCGTCAGTACGACGACAGCTTTGCTGTTGAAGGCGCCAAGATCGGTTCGACCCTGCGTATCCGCTTGCCTGACCGCGCACTTGTAACTGATGGCGCAGCCCTTCAGGTACAGGACGACAACGAGCAGTTCACAACTCTGACCGTTGCCAACCAGAAGCACATTGGCGTTAACTTCACCACTGCTGAATTGACCATGCAGTTGGACGATTTTGCTGACCGCGTTCTCAAGCCACGTATCTCGCAGCTTGCTTCCAGCATCGACGCTGACGTTGCAAACGCGTATGCAACCATCGGTAACACTGTCGGCACGCCCGGCACTACGCCAGCTACGTCGTTGGTTCTTTTGCAAGCGCAACAGAAGCTGAACGAAAACGCTGCCGTAATGTCGCCACGTTATGCCACTGTCAACCCTGCCGCAAACGCTGGTTTGGTCGAAGGCATGAAGGGTCTTTTCAACCCAACTGACACTGTCAGCAAGCAGTTCAAGAACGGCATGATGGGTACTGGCGTACTTGGTTTCGACGAAATCAATATGTCGCAGTCCATCAAGCAGTTCACCACTGGTTCGCGTACTGCAACCGGCGGTACGACTTCGGCTGCTGTTACTGCTGAAGGCGCAACCACCATTGCCATCACTGGCGCTGGTGCCAGCGCTACTGTTAAGGCTGGCGACGTGTTCACTGTAAACGCTTGCTTTGCTGTCAACCCACAGACCCGTGAAAGCACAGGTTCGTTGTTCCAGTTTGTTGTGTTGGCTGATGTCACACTCAACGCTTCTGGCGCTGGTAACCTCACTGTTTCGCCAATCTACTCGGCTGCACACGCGCTTGCTACTGTCAAGACTTTGCCAGCTACCAGCCAAGCAGTTACTTTCGTTGGTACTGCATCTACAGAGTACGCTCAAAACCTCGTATACCACAAGGATGCCATCACCTTCGCAACAGCCGACCTTCTGCTCCCACAGGGCGTAGATATGGCTTCGCGTCAGGTGCATAACGGCATCTCGCTCCGCGTTGTTCGTCAGTACGACATCAACAACGACCGTATGCCTTGCCGTATCGACGTTTTGTACGGCTACAGCACGATCCGTCCGCAGATGGCCTGCCGTCTCTGGGGTTAACCTAATACCGGCCCCCAGTTCGCTGGGGGCCAAACATTTTGAAGGATTTATATTATGGCTATTCTACCTAATGGCGCCGGCGGCTATCAAGTTGGCGACGGCAATCTTGGCGAAGTTACCTTTGGTACTTCGGCAATCCCTACTGCGTACACCGCAGCAGCTACGTTAACCACTGCCGATCTCGCTGGCGGCGCAGTTGTTTACACTTCTGCTTCTACAGCAGACCTTACGCTTCCTGCAGTCACCGTTGTTAACGCCGACATCAGCAGCGCAAAAGTTAACTCATCGTTTGATGTTGCTTTGGTTGCTACCAGCACTGGCGTTCCTACTATCCTAGTAGGCACTGGCTGGACGCTGGTTGGTTCAGGTGCTGGCGTTGCTTCTAAAAGCGTATTGTTCCGCGCTGTTAAAACTGGCGAAGCTACGTACAACCTGTACCGTATCGCTGGCTAATAGGTTTGCCCCGGCTACGGTCGGGGCATCCTTTTCAGGAGAAAACTAATGGCTAATACAAAATCTATTGGCGTTGCTTTCCTCGACCAAGATATTATTGGCGCACAATATCTCTTGGCTGACGAGCAACTCGGCTACACCGCCGCGGCACAAGGTACAGTCACGCAAGCGACAGATAAGTCCACTGCCGTTACACTGAACAAGCCTGCTGGCCGCATTACCATGAACAACGCGTCTTTAACCACTGCAACTAACGCTACGTTCACGCTGAACAACAGCTTCATTTCTGCAAATGACACTGTTGTTCTTACTATCTCTGGCGGTCAAGCGACCGCTGGATCATACAACGTGTTTGCAAACGGTTTGGCCGCTGGCTCTGTCAGCATCAGCCTACGCAACATTTCTGGTGGTACGCTGTCAGAAGCAGTAGTGATTAACTTTGCAATCATCCACTGCGTTTAACTAATTTGGGCGGCTTTCGGGCCGTCCATTTTTAATTTTTTTGCGAGGGCTTGGTATGGAAACTGCCGGTGACATAATTAACGGTTCGCTTAGACTGCTAGGCGTACTGGCAGAAGGCGAAGTTCCATCGGCTGAAACGTCGCAGGACGCACTGCGCGCCATGAACCAGATGATTGATAGCTGGAACACAGAGCGCCTGTCCGTCTTCTCGACACAAGACCAGATATTCACATGGCCTTCGGGCCAGCTATCGCGCACGATGGGACCGACCGGCAACTTCATCGGCAACCGCCCAGTGCTGCTTGATGACAGCACGTATTTCAAAGACCCCGGCACTGGCGTCAGCTACGGTATCAAATTCATTAACCAGCAGCAGTATAACGGCATCGCGGTTAAGACCGTCACATCGACGTACCCGCAAGTCATCTTTATCAACATGACGTTTCCCGACATTGAAATGTACATCTACCCGCGGCCTACGCGCGATCTGGAATGGCATTTTATTTCGGTTGAAGAACTGACCCAGCCTGCAACGCTGGCGACAGTACTGCATTTTCCTCCCGGCTATCTGCGTGCGTTCCGCTATAACTTGGCTTGCGAAATGGCGCCTGAGTTTGGTATAGAGCCTTCGTCGCAAGTCCGCCGTTTGGCGATGGCTTCCAAGCGTAACATCAAACGCATCAACAACCCTGACGACATCATGTCGATACCGTACAGCCTCATCGCTTCACGTCAGCGGTTTAACATCTACGCTGGGAACTATTAGTGAAAACGCCGATCCTTGGGTCGGCGTATGTCGCTAGAAGCGTCAACGCCGCCGACAACCGCATGGTCAACCTGTTCCCTGAAATTGTCCCCGAAGGCGGCAAAGAACCCGCGTTTCTTCAGCGTGCGCCGGGGCTTACCCTTCTGGCTACGCTAGGCGCCGGCCCTATCCGCGGATTGTGGACATACGGCAATTACGGTTACGCTGTGTCAGGTTCAACATTGTACCAGATCGACAGCAACTGGAACGCGGTCGCCAAAGGTACTGTGAGCGGTTCTGGGCCTGTCAGCATGGCTGACAACGGCACGCAGCTATTCATTGCGGCAGACCCGCAAGGTTTTATCTACAATGCCAGCACTGACGTGTTCCAAGCAATTACCGACCCAGACTTCCCCGGCGCAAGCACGGTCGGTTACATAGACGGCTATTTTACGTTTAACGAGCCTAACAGCCAGAAAATCTGGGTTACTCAGCTATTAGACGGGACAAGTGTTGACCCGTTGGAGTTTTCTAGCGCCGAAGGCAACCCAGATGATGTTGTGGCTATATTTGTAGACCACCGCGAAGTTTGGGTGTTTGGCTCAAACTCAACCGAAGTCTGGTACGACGCAGGGCTGCTCGACTTTCCGCTAGCGCGTATTCAAGGCGCGTTCAACGAACTGGGCTGCGCGGCCCCGTACAGCATCGCCAAGATGGACAACCAAGTCTACTGGCTTGGCAAAGATGCACGCGGCCAAGGGATCGTCTACAAAGCCGCCGGCTATATCGGTCAACGCGTATCTACGCACGCTATTGAATGGCAGATGCAAGAGTATGCCGACATTTCAGATGCAACAGGCTACACGTATCAGCAGGACGGTCACAGTTTCTACGTTCTGAACTTCCCCAGCGCCGACACTACATGGGTGTACGACGTTGCTACCGGCGCGTGGCATGAGCGGGCGTCATTTGCCAATGGCGATTTTAACCGCCACCGCGCCAATAACCAGATGTTTTTCAACAACACCACTGTTGTTGGCGATTATGAAAACGGCAAAATTTATGCATTTGACCTGAACGTCTACGCCGATGACGGCGCAGTGCAGAAATGGCTGCGGTCATGGCGCGCGCTGCCGACAGGCGCTAATAACCTTACACGTACCATCCAGCACGCATTGCAGCTTGACTGCGAAACCGGCGTGGGACTGAACACTGGCCAAGGTAGCGATCCGCAAGTCATGCTCCGCTTTTCCGATGACGGCGGGCATACGTGGTCTAACGAACATTGGAAGTCGATGGGGCCTATTGGTCAATACGGAAAACGCACAATCTGGCGCCGCCTTGGCGCGACAATGAAGATACGCGACCGCGTTTACGAAGTATCAGGTACAGACCCTGTACGAATTTACATCATGGGCGCTGAACTGGCAATTAACGGGACGAGCGCCTAATGGCGCTTGCACCTATTAACCCAACTAATCTTACGCCGCCGCGTGTTGAATTTATCGACCCGCGGACAGGCGCAATTAGCCGTGAATGGTACAGGTTCTTTCTGTCATTACTAACAGCTACAGAAGCTAACCAAGCTGAAACCGTATTAGCGCCAGACGTACAATCGCTATTAGCTACCTATGACGCATTGCTGGCGTCCGCGACACAAGCGTCCGAAACTGCGTCCGACGGTATGGTGGCAAGCCTAGAAAGCAGCTTAAACAATCTGCAAAATGCTTTTGGTGTTACGCCGCCTGATCTTGGCGGCACTGTTACTTCGGTCGCTGCATCTGGCGGGTTGACGGGGTTAACTTTTACTGGATCGCCAATCACAACAAGCGGTACGCTTAC